CTGCACTTGCCACTTGTTGTAGAGCAGGAGCGGCTGTAGCTTGTGTTAAAGCACCAGAACTTAACCCATTTAGAACATCTGCGGCCGTACTATAGGTTGGTGTGGGAGTGGGAGTTGAAAGTGGTGCAGGTGTTGGAGTGGGTAAAGTAATACCTGAACTTGCAACATCAAATGTGGGGAAGTAAGTAGCTACATCACTTGCAGTCACACCAAGGCTATTGACAAGATTTTGTACAGCAGAGGTGTCTCCCGACTGATATGCCGCGGCAAGTTGGTTTGCTTGATCTTGTGTGATCGCCATTATGTTCTCGGATTAAATGCGTTAACAGCGGCAGTTGCCCACTGATCCCAACTATCAAACTGATATGGATCAGGTATACCTTCGTTGTTAAATAAACCAACTGACATCATTCCTACCGCCCAACCTTGCCAAGTTGTCGTGTGAATAGGTATCTCCATTTGTTGTGCGGCGAAAGCCTCACACATCAAAGATGCCCACGAATCAAACGTATGACCCCTAGGATCATAGATAAAAGGAGTCGTGTTAATGTAGACTGTATTACTAGTAGCCACGTACGTCTCCCGTGTCTCCACCAAGTAAAAGCTTACCTAGTTGATAGTTGCCACCAGTTACATTTGAAACAAACCTTAAACGCATCTCGCGTCTTTGTTCTTTGAGGTCAATCTTGTTAACAGTAGAGTCAAAGGTGTATGGACCAGTTGTTAAATCTTGTGATTGTGCGAATGGCCGTCCAGTGATGAACATATCCATCGTTCCATTCAAGATGAAGTCAGGCTCTAAACGCTCTAGCCTGAACCATACGTTATCGCCGACTGGGGTCAACTGCGATGGACCACCTGCAACCCATCCTAAGTTATTGGTCTCAAAGTAACTTTCAATAGCGTAAGAACTACCAGCGAATACTGCATCAGTCCCAATTTCATGTTGGAATAGAGAGGTATAACTTTGTGTGCTCAAAACAGTTGCAGTGAATCCTGAACCAGTAGTTCCTATGTAACCTGCACCTGAACCAGTTGATGCAGATAAAACATCTCCAACAACATAGCCATAACCATGGTTTGTAATGTAAACAGTAGTTACAGCACCACCAGTAATAATGACAATCGCTTGTGCGCCTGTTCCAGAGCCACCAGTGAGGTTTACGTTGACATATGTACCGTTTGTATAACTACTGCCCCCAGTCGTGATGGAGACTGCATTAGCCCCATCGGTGACCGCATTGATGTTCCAAGAGGAGTTGATTGGGTAATGGAATACTTGAGAAAAGTAACCTGCTGATCTTTGTGCACCAACGGCTTGTCCTGCATCATACCAACTTGCCTCTCGCACGTTATATATGATCGCATCGTTACATTCTGTTGCATTCTCACCATTGGGGAAGAACCACCAAATTTCTCCATATCTCGTCACTTTTGTAGCATATACCTTTTGACGCTGTGCATAGTTCAGGTTGTCAAAGAAGTAGTTTTGATTCATGTCGTTAGGGTTTTCCTTAACGACACCGTTGTACAGCATAAATCTGTCAACGCCAATCCAATAAAAAATTCCGTCATATTCAATCACACATTGTGAAGACAAGATAGACGATTGACTAGTAACGACGTCATAACGCCAATAGAAGCTCACAGACGTTGTTCCAGTGGTGACCGTAGTTGGGGTATAAGACACACGAATAACGCTGTCTAAGCTCCAAAATAGCCCCGCAGGAGCATTAGAACCACCTCGAACTGGCAAACCCTTGACAATCTTAGATGGGGCTACGTTATTCGCGTTGGCTGTCGCTGAAACCCAATCATTGACGTTACCTGCTCCTGAGTTCTGAATCAGTCCATTATCGCCATAGACAAATAGATAGGGGTTGAGTGCCACAATACCTCCAGAAACAGAGATATCGTTGTCAAATGTGGCGTATACAGACGAATTGGTTGCGGTTGCAGGCAGTGACAAAGTAATTGTTGTACCAACTACGGCACTAACGGTTGTCCCTGCTTGGATGCCAGTCCCAGTTACGGTCTGTCCTGCGCCAATGATAAATTCGTTAGTTAATGGGGCAACAATCGTTGCTGTAGTGCTTGAACTTGTAATACTGATGGTTTGTTGGAATACGCCAATAGCACTTAACTCGTAACCAGTAAAAGTCAAGCTTTCTGTGGTGCTAGATGTAGCGTTGCTCGTCATGGTGATGGTTCCACCATTGTTTGACGATACAAAGGTGTTTGCAGGTATACCCGTACCAGTAACCGCCATACCTTTCACAATCAGCGTATTAGGCGCAGATAGGGTAATGGTAGGGCTACCAGATGCAATCGTTCCTGTGACGTTTATATAGCCATTAATTGGCCCTGCTAGTGGTCTTGTCTTTACGGTGCTGTCGATTGCCGATAGATTTTGCCCAGGGTGCGCTACCAACAAATTATTGCCTGAACCAGTAGTATCAAATACAGTATCAAACTGCCACAAATTATTAGGATTGGCAGTAAAGTTATACATAAGAAAATCAGTAATGCCAGACCCAATGCCGACACTATTGAGTGGAATAACTTGTACACCATCTGAATAACCCGAGAATACTTGCGTGAATCCATTTTGGGGGTTGACATAGATTCCTCGTGATGGACCTGCTAAATAGGCAGTAATTTCTTTGTATCCCAGAATCTTTCTAGGACGACCACGCTGAAACCTGACCCACTGGCCATCTCTATAAAACATGGTATCCGTGAGCGTACCATCTCGTTGGATACCCGCTTTAGTGACTAGCGCATAAGTCTTGAGCATTGTCATTTAGAACGTCCCACAATTAATGCCATTGGCATCAAGTAAAAATTTGTTTGTTCCCAGAATGGAAATACCAAACTCTCCAGTAGTTGGTCTAAAAATACCAGTAGTATTCTCATTCAAGAAGTTAATTGCAGGCACTGACGCTGAACCATCCACAATAGACAATGATGTGGTTCCTGCTTGTGTAGTATTTGCGTTATAGAAGTTTGCTCCATCACAAATAACAGATACTTGCTGACCTGCGGGAATAACATAAGTGTTGCCTGCTCCCGTAGTAATACTCACAGTATGACCATTAGGGGTTGTCTGGTTACTAATGACAATCAAGGCTACAACTTGAGGGAAAACTATGGTCACATTACCAGTTAAAGTCCCAACAATCTCTTGAATAATACTTGAAGATTGAGTTGTAGTTAATGTGTAAGTACCAGAGGTAACGGGCAACGTATTGGCAGTAAATGTATATACATTGGATACCCCATAACCCACTGTTATAAATTGTGTTCCATCACAGACAATGAATGCCGATTCATTGGGGTTGAATGTCTTATTAGGGTTTGTATCAATAGTGTCAGAACCAGACGTACTGATCGTCATTGTCCCTGAACCATTGTTCTTGAATAAGAAAAACCAGTTGTTTCCTAGAGTAGATGCCAAAGGCAAAGTAGATACACCCACTCCACTTGCCCAAATCTTGGTTTGTGCTCGATCTGATGCTTGAAACGTGTACCCCGTACTAAAAGAGGCGGCAGGATGTGTCTGATTTAAAGTGTTCGATAAAGCCTCTAAACCGTATCCTGCAAGCGTTGTAGCGTCTGGTGCAGACGTACCCACACCCATGGCAATATTGGCCCATGTACCCGCTACATTGGTGTTTGCAGTCAAGTAGATGTACTTCGTCTGGCCAGCAGTCACCGTGATGATGGTTCCACCGCTATTGTCGTAAACACTAAAGGTGCTCGAACCTAGGTTCCGAATGAATGCATCAGTCCCCAATGACGCTTGGTTTGCTGGGGGCATATAGAGCCCTAGACCAGTCGTTGATGGCGTCACATCCATAATTCTCGCGGCATATGTACCCGTCGTATTTGACGATACTGGCCACAACAAATATGTGTTTGTTGTTAACGATAAATTAAGATAGGAAACGTCTGTTGGTTGTACAACATCCCCAGTAAAAGGGGATGTGAAACTGCCTGCTGAACCTGTGAATGGTGTGCTGTATGTCATGAATCCACCGCGATGGCTTGACGGTCAGCAACACGCAATTTGTCTTCTGTCGTCAGTGTAGATACGATCAAGTCGTACTGTTGTTGCCACATAGCTACCCTAGGATCGTTCTTAAGGTAGGGCATGGCTTGGAGCAAAGATCCAAAGAGAATTGCCTGTGGAGCGTATTGGGTGTACCAATTAGTTTGGTTTGATGCGTCTAACGGCTGAACCCTTTGGTAGTAAAGTACCTCAAAAGAGTACGCTTGGTCAGGCGTGGGTGAGACAAACCAATGCGAATAGTCGTAGTCACAATAATAAAGTGGTGCGCCAGTGCCTGTAGTTGCATTCGGGGTATATTCTTTTAAGTATTCGTATTTTCTGAGTAATACGGGCTGTGAGGCACCGTTTACCGTGATGTTAAAGGACACCGTCTTGTGCCAATCTGTGGGCTTGGCAATGATCGGCGTATTGGCAACCATGGCGCTCTCGGCCACGTACAAGTTGCCCAAAAACTTCATCTGGCTGGCCAAAACCTGTTCGGCCAACATGATAAAAGTGGGAATATAGGATATTGTTTGGGCGTCTGTACGCTCAAGATAGACTTGAATGTTATCTACAAGACTGTTATAAGTCATTACTTGAGCCATGAATGCCTCCTATTTACCGCTATTTTATCCACAGCCAACACTCTAGGCAAGGACTTGTAGGGCGTGTTTAGTCTGTGCCACTCTATCATCTAGCCCAATCGTACCGCCATTAATTTTCTTCGTTAACCCAACGTCATCACCTGCTTCTGCTAGTTGATTGCAACCATGAGTGGACCAAAACCACCCTGCTGATAGAGCCGCTACCCTTGGTTGTCTCACCAATTCTGGTTGCATCACTAAGTCAATGCCTAGGGCTTGGCCACAGTGCCAGTAGTTATCGTGTCCAGTTAGCTGAAAAAGACCACCTCCCCTGAACCGAAACCCATCACCAGAGGATTCATCTCGGTTGCCCATACGATTGCTATAGATGTGGTTAGCAATGCGTTCTGGCTGTCTGGCGTACTTGTTAGCCTCCTCAATGGTGGGAAACCTCTTAGGCCAGAGTTTCATGAGAGTTTCAGCCCTATAGTTCAAGTTCTCCTCTAAAGCCCTGAAATGGTTAGATTCATGGGATGCTTGGGCTATAAAACGAGCCTCTTGAGCCACAGAATTGATCTTAAAGCGATCAAAAGTCTCCTTTAGTGGGTCTACCCACTCTGGACCAATTCCAAGCTGATGGAGCTTCTCAGGGCTTAACATTGACCGTCTCCATTACTTTGTTGTAGGTGTCAATGCAGGCGTTGAGGGATTGGATTGCGTTGTCTCCGTCTGTTGCGATGGCGACAATATCTTTAATAACCTGTCGGTCAGATTGGCCTGCATTGGCTGTATTTCCACTGGCAGAGGTGGCATCTGTGGCGGTTTGAACGGCACAACTGGTGGGGAGGCGCAACTCGCCAGAGTCAATCCTAGAATTAATACTAGTCTGCTTTGTTTTAACATCATTTCTCGCCTTTACAAGTGCAGTGGTTACGCCTGAGAGCTTCTTGTTCAGTTCTGCTTCT